TGATGTGCTTTTTGCACACTTTGGTAATGACCAAGTTGGTCACAAAGTAACTGATGGTATCGAACATTATTGGCCTATGTGGTCTTTGCAGAAATGCTTTGACTTAGCAGAAGCCCCTTTTCCGATTGAATCCGCCGTAGCTTCTCCGAAGCTCGATGGAGCCGCAGTATCTTTGCTATATATTAACGGCACGCTTAAACTGGGTCTAACCCGAGGCGACGGTAAAATAGGTAAAGATATTACAGCGAAACTAGCAATGCTAGTACCTGAACGTATACCTTATACTAAAATCCTCCAAATTACTGGCGAGGTAGTATGCCCGTCAGAAATTCCTAATGCACGCAATGTCGCAGCGGGGTCTCTTAACCTAAAGAGTTTGGAAGAATTTTCTACTCGTCCCGTAAGTTTTGTTGCTTATGGGGTAGAAGGAATGACCTGGGACACTTGGACTGATTCTATGTCAGCTCTTTTTGATTCCGGGTTTCATGTAGTAAATAAATTGTCAAAGTATCCTACCTATCCTACGGATGGAGTAGTATATCGAATTAATAATACTGAAGATTTCCTTGCCCAAGGATACACTTCTCATCATCCTCGTGGTGCTTTTGCTCTCAAGGAGCAAGCGAAAGGAATCGTAACCACATTGAGAAAGGTGGAATGGCAGGTTGGCAAGTCTGGAACTGTTTCTCCGGTGGGAATATTTGACCCCGTAGAAATAGGTGGTGCAGTTGTATCTCGTGCTACTTTGCACAATATTCAATATATTGAAGCACTCAATTTAGAACTTGGCTGTCAAGTGGAAGTTATCCGTAGTGGAGAAATTATTCCTCGTATTTTGCGTAGGATTGATTGAATGGACACCTTCAAAAAAATAATTCTTGACATTTTTACTCGCATCTCGTATAATATACTTTCAACTTTTGGGAAAAGTGTATGACAAGTATTCAAGCACCAACACATTGCCCTAGCTGCAATTTTGTCCTTGAGTGGGTCAACAACATTCTTTACTGTCGAAATGTAGCTTGTTCTGCAAAAAACAGTAAAGCTGTTGAACACTTTGCTAAGACCATGAAAATTAAAGGTCTTGGCCCTGCCGCAATCGAGAAACTCGACTTGTCTGATATAACAGAGATTTATCTTCTTGAAAAGGAAGATATTGCGGCAGCCCTTTCTTCTGAAAAACTAGCAAGTAGGTTGTTCGCTGAAATTCAGAATTCAAAGCAAGCCCCCGCTAATTTTGTTTTACCAGCATTGGGTATCCCGCTTATTGGCAAGACCGCTACGGAAAAACTGTCTACAGTAGTAGATAATATTCTTGATATAGATATGGACAGTTGCACGAAAGCAGGACTTGGGCCAAAGGCTACAGAAAACCTAATGTCTTGGATTGAAGGTTATGGCGAGAGTATTTTATACTTTTTTTGTAATCTTCCATTGAACTTGAGCTTTGTAAAAAAGCAACAGAGTTCAGTAAGGCAAGGAGTTGTATGTATTAGTGGAAAACTTACCTCTTTTCGTACAAAGGCTGACGCCGCATCTCAACTAGAGAAAGCTGGCTATGTTGTAAAAAGTAGCCTTACGAAAGATGTAACTCATTTAATAAATGAGAGCGGTATTGAATCCGCTAAAACTAAACAAGCCAGAGACTCTGGCGTAATTATCATAACAAACATATTAGAATTTCTAGGAGAATAATATGGCACTTCCTAAGTGGACTGACGAGCGTACTGCACAACTGACTTCAATGGTTGGTGACGAGTCGCCCGTATCACAAGAAACTGTAGCTGAAGCTGCTGACCGTTTGGAGACCTCCACTCGTTCAGTTTCTAGCAAGCTGCGTAAAATGGGTTACGATGTAGAACTCGCTTCTACTCGCGCATCCAAGTCTTTCAGCCCCGAGCAAGAGGCTACTCTTTCTGCTTTTGTCTCTGACAATAGTGGCGAGTACACCTATGCTCAAATCGCTGAGCACTTTGAAGGCGGAGCTTTTTCAGCTAAGTCTATTCAAGGTAAAATTCTGTCTATGGAGCTGACGGCCCACGTTAAGCCCACTCCCAAGGTAGAGACAGTTAAGTCATATACTGACGCAGAAGAAGCAACATTTGTCAAGATGGTAAATGATGGCGCATTTGTTGAGCAAATCGCTGACGCTCTGAACCGTACAGTAAACAGCATTCGTGGTAAGGCTCTTAGCCTGCTTCGTTCTGGTGACATTGATGCGATTCCGCGTCAAGAAACCACCAAAGGTTCTTCTAGGGTAGATCCTCTTGAAGAGCTGGGTGACATTTCTGCTATGACTGTTGAAGCCATTGCAGAAACCATTGGCAAAACTGCCCGTGGTGTCAAAACTATGCTGACTCGTCGTGGCCTTGTTGCCTCTGACTATGACGGAGCTGCAAAGAAAGAAAAAGCTGCTGAGTAATCAGTAATTTTTCTATGACAACCGTAGCGGGGTCGTTACGGTTGTTTTTTCATGTTCGGGGAGAAATAATTGAACGTATCTAGTGCGCTCATAAAGCAAGTACTTTTGCTGCAGGACTTCGAGACCTGGAGTTACGTGCGTAAGCACTACTTGCCCAGTGAGTATCACAGTATATTTTCAAGTATTGACAAGCACTGTGAAACTTTTCATAGTCTACCGAGCATGGAAGAACTTAAGTTAGCTACTCGTGATGGGCCGACTCTTGAAAAGCTATATGCAATTGAGAGCGTAGAAATTGATGCAGAACCCTTCGTTCTACTTCAGTACCTAAAAAATGAATTTACCCAACGCGAGATTCTACGCGAACTTGAGGATTATGTTGAGCATTCAATTTCATTTGAAGATGCGGAAGAATCAGTTGAACATCTACACGACATTATTATGCGTGTGGAAGATAAAGTTGAACTTGAAGATCCGAAAGAGAGTATGCAACGTATTTCTCTTTTCGAAGATGAAGAAGAGCTTGGAAAGTACCTGCGCCTTGGCTTGAACACAGAATACGACGATCAAATTCAATTCTCCCCGAAGGATTTGATTCTTGTTGGTGGACGGCGAGGCGCAGGGAAATCTCTTACCTGTGCGAATATTGCAAACAGTGTGTATCAAAATGGCAAGTCTGCCATTTATTTTACTATTGAAATGGACTCTCGTTCCATTCTTCAGCGTTTGTGTTCAATCGCAACGGGGATACCACAAGCCAGGCTTCGTTCAAAGAATCTTAGTGTAGTTGAATGGGAGTATGTAGCAGAGTGGTGGGCTGGCCGATTCCAGCGAGGTCAAGAGTTGTTACACGACTACAAAGACCATCGTAGCTTTGAAGATTTTCACAAACAACTTACAACTACTTGTGAGTTGATTCCTGAACGACAACTAGATGTTGTATACGATCCTTCGCTAACTCTCGGAAAGATACGTTCAGAACTAGAAATGAAAGTAAAATCTTCTATGGATATTGGCGTAGTTATAGTTGATTATATTAACCAAGTGAAGCGTTCAAACACGCCTTCACGCTCAGGACAATATGATTGGACTGAACAGATAGAAGTAAGTAAGGCTTTAAAATCTATGGCCCAAGAGTATAAAATTCCTGTATTTTCTCCGTATCAAACGGATGCTACAGGGGAAGCAAGATTTGCAAAAGGTATCTTAGATGCCGCGGACGCTGCATTTGCTCTTGAACCTTGGAGTCACGAAGATCAGTGTGTTACGTTTAAATGCGTAAAAATTAGAAATAATGAACCCAAGGATTTTACTTCTACTATGGACTGGCAAACTTTAAAGATGGGTCCCGACTCTGCTCTTACCCCTGACCAGAAAGAAGATAGCACCCATAAGACGGGTGAAGAAATAGATGACCTATGAAAATAAATATTGTAGGAGATCGTTACTATAAGCTAGAAGATGCTCCTTGGTTTTCAGCATTTTTTCATATAGTAAATTCATGCCAGGACCTGGGACACAAGGTTATTGTGGACAGTAGCATACAAATCCCGGGTTCTGCTCTTCCTTTTGTTAGAGGTCAGCATCCTGACCCTGACATTTCTATATATAATCATTCTCATATTTATGCATTGAATAACCCAGTAGCGGGGTCTCCACTCTTTTGGAAACCTACTGGCCCTTCTTCAAAGTATTTTACTATAGATCCTATTGGCTATGCTTGTCATTCTTCCATTAGTTATGACAAGCCAGACTTTGAAAGTACCGAAACTGATTCTTTTTTTGAGACTGAAGTACAGACACTCATACAGCAAAAGTCAAATAAGTGGACAGGATTGCATTGGTACGAAAAAGACTGTGAAAAAATAGCTTTTACTCCAATACCAAGAGACCACATTCTCGTACTCGGACAAATGCCCGGGGATGAGACTGTTACAAAATTTTCATTTGGTAATCATTGGACAAAACTAGTATCTATAGTAGAGTATTTAATTGAACACACTTCAGAAACAATTGTAGTAAAGTTACATCCATATTTAAAAGAACGTTCTTCAAAAGAGAACTGGGACACTACATACTACAGAAATATATTGACTTGGCAAAAAAATGGAGTCACAGTAGTTTATGACTTTACTTCTATACATGATATACTGCCAAAAACAAAAGTAGCAATCTTGGAGAATAGTACGGCAGGAGTAGAGTGTTTACTCTATGATGTGCCTATAATCTCTTACGGGTACCCTGAGTATCATTGGATTACCTATAACTTAAATCATCTTATGCGCTTGAATCATGCACTGTCTACTGTAGAAAATTGGTGGAGCAAAGAGCTTTCTCGTGCTTGGCTTACTTGGTATTGTACAGAGTATGCGTGTAGTGACTATGAAACTACATTAAAAAGAATTAGGAACTTACTATAATGTTATTTGGCACAGAAGCATTCAATTACTGTATAAATAATCTAGAGTTTAATTCAGTATTAGATATTGGATGTGGCACTGGTGAGCATTCAGAAGCATTTAAAGCAGCAGGAAAAGAAGTAACTTCAATAGATATTGCTGCTCACTATAAAGACGCCATTGCTACAGATATAATGCTATATTCGCCAGATGAAAAGTTTGATTTGATATGGTGTTCTCACGTAATGGAGCATCAACTTAATGTAAATAGCTTTGTAAAAAAGTGCAGAAGTTTAGCAAACAAATACATTTGTATAACTGTTCCTCCTCTTAAACACGAGATTGTTGGAGGACACGTTTCTTTATGGAATGCCGGGCTTGTAATGTATAATCTTGTATTAGGAGGGTTTGATTGTAGTAATGCTAGAATCAAGCAGTATGGATATAACATCTCTGTTATTGCAGACGCATCTAGTTTCCTGCTAGCAAATCTTCGGTATGATAATGGAGACATTGCGTTAATTTCAGACAAACTTCCAACAGGTTACAATTATCAAGGATTCAATGGAAATATATATGAACTCAACTGGGATAAATAATTCTTGACTTCAGCAGTATTTTGTAGTATAATATCTAATTGTTAGGATTGTCGGAGTTTTTACTAATGGGAGTAATTTATGGATCAATGGGATACACTGTCTCAGGCAGAAAAAAGAAAAGTTATAGAAAGAAAAACACTTTTAATAAGAGTGGGTTTGTCCCCCTCGATACAAGAGATCATTACCGACGTGAAACACGAGAGTACCCTTCACGGCCCGACACAAATGGAGTTGCCGCTAAAGTGGTCCCGCCACAATACACTGGAACCCTTGTTAAAGGTATTGGAACCATGCACAAATCTAATGCTGTACCGATAATTGATGAAGAGCAGATGAAAGACCTGGCGAGGATGCGACGATGACTTCTTTAGCACAAGAGTATTTTGATACAATTGACAAGGCGCTGATTGAACAAAACTTTACAAAAGCTCAAACATATATGGCAAAATTGTCTACCATTTATACCTTCTTAGACAAAGATGATGCAGAATATTATCACTACTTAGAAGAATGTTTAGAGTTTAATATAAAAACGTTTGAAGTTCTAGAGGAACCCGAGTGAACGTAGAAGAATTACTGAATGAGAAAGAAGTATACTTTGTACCGAAAGGAAAAGACTTCCTAGTACGTTGTGTAAGTCCTGACCACGATGACGGCAATCCTAGTATGAGAATTGACCAAATCACAGGAATCTTTCAGTGTTTTTCGTGTGGTTTCAAAGGAAATATTTTCTATCATTTTGGCGAAAAAGCAAATCAGTTACAGCTAAAAAGAGAAAATTTAAAAAGGAAGATACGGGAGAAAATGGCCTCAAGTGTTGGCTTGGCTTTCCCTAAAGGTTATATGCCTTATATTGGTAACTGGCGAGATATAAAACCAGAGACTTATAGAAAGTTTGAAGCCTTTCAGCATCACGATACTGATCATATAGGTAGAGTAGTATTTCCAATACGCGATATATCAGGAAAGATTGCAGCCTTTAATGGCAGGCACATGACTGGAGGAGTACCTAA